TGGAAACGAAAAATCCCCCCGGTCTGCGCGGGTCACGTGACGGAGAGGCGGTGCCATGGCTGCTCGGAATTGCGACATCTGCGGCACTGCGTATGAGGCGAAGCGGCCGAACTCCCGGTTCTGCGGGGATACGTGCCGTCAGCGGGCTAAGAGGGCTGGTTTGGGCTCGGCGGAGACCCTGTCGCCTGGTGGGGGATCGGTGGCGCGGCAGGCGCGGCTCGATCTCGATGCGATGGGGAAACTGGACAGCACCGAGGGGCAGGCCGCACTTGCGCTCGCGGGGTTGCTCGATGCGCAGAAGGGCGCGGCAGGCGCTGCGGGTACGGCTGACCGGCTGATCAGGATCATGGATGGGCTGCGGAAGTTGAGCCCTGCCGCGAAGACGCCTCTGGATGAGTTGCGTGAGCGCCGGGCTCGTCGCGGAGCTTGACGGCGTCCAGGAGCCGACCGCTCAACTGGTTCCGGAGTCGGCGTTCAGCGACGCGGATGACGCGGTGTTCCTGTCGTCGGCGTATGGGCTGACCCCGGATCCGTGGCAGGCGCTGGTTCTGCGTGGCTGGCTCGGCCGGCGGGCGGATGGCAAGTGGGCGGCGTCGCGGTGCGGCCTCGCGGTGCCTCGGCAGAACGGCAAGAACGGCATCCTCGAGATCCGTGAACTGTTCGGGATGGTGGAACTCGGGGAGAAGTTCCTTCACACCGCGCATGAGGTGAAGACGGCGCGGAAGGCGTTCGCCCGGCTGCTGGGGTTCTTCGACAACGAACGGCAATATCCGGAGCTCGCTGCTCTGGTTGAGGACGTGCGCCGCGCGAACGGGCAGGAAGCGATCTACCTGATCAACGGCGCGTCGGTGGAGTTCATCGCCCGGTCGAAGGGTTCTGGTCGTGGGTTCACGGTCGACGTGATCGTGATGGATGAGGCGCAGGAACTGTCCGACGACGCGTTGGCTGCGTTGATGCCGACCGTGTCGGCAGCGCCGTTGGGGAACCCGCAACTGATCTTCACCGGCACACCGCCTGCGCCGACGATGAACGGCGAGGTCTTCACCCGCACCCGTACCGGTGGGATGAAGGGCGATGACCGGCGGTTGTGCTGGCACGACTGGGCCAACGAACGCGGCGCCGACCTCGACGCCCCGGAGACGTGGGCTCGAGGCAATCCGGCGCTCGGCGGCCGGCTGTCCTATGAGGCGGTCGTGGATGAGCGCGCACAGATGGACGACGAGACGTTCGGCCGGGAACGCGCCGGGATATGGGACGACGACAACGCATCCGCCCTGTTCGACATGGCGGTCTGGCATGGGCTGGCCGATGAGGAGTCGCAGCCCGCGACAGGCGCAGTGTTCGGAATCGACGTCACCCCCGACCATGCATGGTCATCGCTGGCACTCTCCGGGCGGCGCGCGGACAAACTCATGCACGTCGATGTCGACGACGTTGACGGGCACCGCCGAGGCACCGCGTGGGTCGTTGAACGGTGCACCGATCTGGCGAAGCGGTACAAGGGCGCCGGGTTCGTCATCGACGGCGGCGGCCCCGGGAAGTCGCTGATCCCGGCCCTCGAAGCAGCCGGGTTGACATTGACGGTCATGGCGACTGGCGACGTGACCGCCGCGTGCGGGCTGTTCGTTGACGCGGTCGTGGAGCACACGTTGCGGCACCGCGGGCAGCTACTCCTCGACGCTGCGGTCGCCGGCGCGCAACCCCGACCCGTTGGAGACGGACCGATTGCGTTCGGCCGGAAGAAGTCCGACGGCGACATCTCACCGTTGAACGCGGCGTGCTTCGCGCACTGGGCGGCAGCCACCAGCAACTACGACGTACTCCGATCCGTGTGGTGAAAGGAAGAGAGACCATGGCGAAGATCTACTCGAGCCCGGACGCGTTCCCCGGTATGCGCCCCGATGGGTGGACCGGTCCGACCAATCCCGCCACGCTGGCGTGGGCGTTGGACAAGGAACCCGACGACAAGGACTACGACGTCCCGGCCGACCCGGCTGTGGCGGCGACGATCACACAGGGTGGCTATGCCACCGATCAAGGTGGGGCGCTGTCAACCGACCCGTTCCCCGGCTACCCCGGCACACAGCCCGGCGGCGGTTCGGGTGCGGGCGGTGCATACGGCCATTCGGCGGGCGACGCGAACGAATCGACGCAGCCCGACACGTCCTCGACGGTGGGTGGGATGGAGTCGCTGACCCCACCGGACACGTTCCCAGGCGGCGGGCAGATCCCCGGCTACGGAGACACCACCGGCACCACGGGGCCACGTCGGCTGCGGCGTGACGACTCGTCCGGGACGATGCCGTGAGTGGCCCACTGTCACGGAACGTTGAGGCGTTCCCCGGTGCGCCCGGTGTCGCGGGTGGGGTGAAGTCGGCTGACGCCGGCCCGGTCGCCGTGTCGACCGTTGGCGACAACGACTACCTGCAGGGCGGACCGTCCGAGGTCGCGCAGGAGTCGGCGTTCCCCGGTTACGGCGGGCAGACGTGGCAGGGCTACCAGCCCGGCGATGATTTGGTCGGGGACGAGCCGACGGTGAACGATCAGCCGGGCCACGTGTCCGGTGGGGTCTCATCGTCGAGCCCGGCCGCGTTCTACCCGGGCCTCGGTCAGGGCGTCTGACCGATGGCATTGTTCCGGCGGTCTAGAGCGGGTATCGCCGAGCCGCGTATCCGGCTCGAGGGCGATACGTTCTATGCTGCCGGCTCCCCGACGCCCCGTGACCTTCGGGTCAAGTTCGAAGCGGGCGAGGAGCAGCGGGCGATCACGTCGCTGCCGTGGGACCGCGGCGGTCCTGTGTCGAACGCCGCCGTCGACACCGACCGCGCGCTCACGTTGGTACCGGTCTATGCGGCTGTCCGGTTGCTGGCTGATTCGATCGCGTCGCTGCCGCTGCACATCTACCGCAAGACGGGGAACGTCCGGCAGCAGGTCGCGGACCCGTCGCTGCTGCAGAAACCAGAAATCAACGGGTCGCTGTATGACTGGCTGCATCGGCTCGTCACGTCCCTCGCGCTGCGGGGGAACGCGTTCGGGTTGATCACCGCCCGGAACTCCTACGGCATTCCCACGATGATCGAGTGGCTGGACCCGGACCTGATCTACGTGCTGGACCGCGCCTATGAAGGGCCGGGAAGTTTCCTGCAGCCGGAGTGGTATTGGCGCGGGAAGCGGCTCGACAAGTCCGAGCTGGTGCACGTGCCGTGGTTCACGCTGCCGTGGCGGGTGATGGGGTTCGGTCCGCTGTCCGCCTATGCGATGACCGCGAACACCGGCCTCGCCGCGCAGCAGTACTCCAATGACTGGTTCGCGTCTGGTGGTGTCCCGCCGGGGAAGTTCAAGAACTCCGCGAAGACAGTCGACGAGTCTGAGGCGGACGCGATTAAGGCGCGGCTGGTCAACTCGATCCGCCGCCGGCAGCCGCTGGTGTACGGGTCGGACTGGGACTACGACGCGATGGCTACCCCGCCGAACGAGTCGCAGTTCATCCAAACACTGCAGTTGACCGCGACGCAGATCGCCGCGATCTACGGGATCCCCCCGGAGATGATCGGCGGCACCACCGGCACGTCCCTCGCCTACACAACGGAGGAGCACAGGGCGTTGGACTTCGTCACGTTCGCGCTCACCCCGTGGCTGGTAAAGATCGAGCGGGTCATCTCCGACCTGTTCCCCCGGCCGCTATATGCAAAGTTCTCCACCGACACCCTGATCCGGTCCGACGCGATCACCCGCCACCAGATCTACAAACTCGACACCGAAGTCGGGTTGCGGACGCAGAACGAGATGCGCGCCGAAGAAGACCTACCCCCGTTGGATGAGCCGCTGCCGGTGCACCTTCCCGGGTCGCAGGTCACCACGCCACCGCCTGAGCCGCCGGTCACACCGGAGAGCACACCCGCCGACGCGTCGGCCCCAGCGGGCCGATCGAACGGCCACCACCACGCTGACCCGCTTGAGCTCGCCGTGTGGAAAGACTAGGAGACGGCGATGAAGAAGTTCGGCCACCCAAGTCAATGCAGGACGATCGGAGCAGGCAATGGATGTTGAGCGGCGATACACGCCGGGCACGGTCGAGGTCCGCATGGACAAGGCCGACCAGAACCGGATCGGCGGCTATGCAGCCGTGTTCGGAAAGCTGTCCCGGAATCTCGGCGGGTTCGTCGAGCGGGTCGAGGCGGGGTTCTTCAACCAGTCCCGCGCCGATGGTTGGCCGGGGGTGATCTGCCGGTACAACCACGACGACAACATGCTGCTAGGCACAGTCGGCGGAGGCACCCTCGCCCTGCAGATCGACGACCAGGGCCTCCGCTACGAAGTGGAACCACCCGCCGCCAGGAACGACGTCCTCGAGTTGGTGAAGCGCGGCGACGTGCGGAACTCGTCGTTCGCGTTCCAGGTCATCGAAGACGACTGGTCCACCACCGACGGAGCATATCCGATGCGGTCCCTCGTGCTGGGTAAGTGCGTCGACGTGGCCCCCGTGAACTCACCGGCCTACCCCGATGCGACCGCGGGGCTGCGGTCACTGGCCGCGCATTTCAACGCGGCGATCGAGGACGTCGCCGAACTCGCGCAGGCCGACGAGCTCCGCAAGTTCTTCGTCATCACCGGGGCGACTCCCGTGATCGTGAAGAAGAAGCCGAACACGTGGGGCACCGCCGCGAAGGCAGCGATCGCCCTGACCGAACGCGACCCCTGGGCCTAACCGCCCCTCGTCTCTTACCTGAAGGCCCTGCTCCGGAGTGGGGCCTTCCGCATGTCCGGGTGTTGGCAACGCAACCGCGCCCGCTCCGCACCACCAGTAAGGCGACGTTGGCAACGCTTCCGCGCCGCGCATTCAGGCACCCCTCAAACTGAAAGGCGGACCCCGCCATGCCTGGTGAAGCAGTGAAGAAGCTCCGCGAGCGGCGCGCCGGCGTCTGGGACCAGGCGAAGGCACTCGCCGACTCCGCAGCCGACGAAAACCGTGCGCTCAGCGCCGAGGAGCAGGGCTCCTGGGATTCGATGAACGCCGAACTCGACGCCCTGGACCGGCGCATCAAGTCGATGCTGGAAGGTGAGCAGCGTGAAGCTGACGCCGCCGCAGCGTTCGACAAGCTGTCCGGCCGTCCGGTCGAGAAGGCTGACGCCCCCGGCGCTGGTGGGGAGCGGCAGAAGGCGCAGGCAGCCGAGTTGCGGAAGTTCCTCCGCGGTGAAGGCGGCCGAACCTTCGACATCAACCCCGAAGGCCCCGTCGAGACTCGTGTCCTGTCGAAGCTGACCGCTGCGGCCGGCGCGAACGTCGTCCCGACGGACTTCTACAACCGGCTCGTTGCGCACCTCATCGAGGTGTCGGCGATCCTGCAGACATCCCCGACGGTGCTGAACACCGCCGGCGGTGAGTCGGTCCAGATCCCGAAGACGACCGCCCACTCCACCGGCGCGGCGATCGTCACTGAAGGCGGCACCATCGGCGGTACTGACCCGACGTTCGGCCAGATCACCCTCGGCGCCTACAAGTACGGGCTGCTGATCCAGGTCTCGCGTGAACTGCTCTCCGATGAGGGCGTGGACATCGAGGCGTACCTCGCGATGCAGGCTGGCCGGGCGATCGGCAACGCGTTCGGTGCGCACATGGTCACCGGCACCGGCACGTCGCAGCCCCGCGGTGTCGTCGTCGACGCCACCCTTGGCAAGACCGGCGGCGCGGGTGTGGTCGGTGCGTTCACCGCGGACGACCTGATCGACCTGCACTACTCGGTCATCGCTCCGTACCGCGCGTCGGCGTCCTGCTACTGGATCATGAAGGACTCGACGCTGGCCACCGCCCGGAAGCTCAAGGACACCACCGGGCAGTACCTGTGGCAGCCGTCGCTACAGGCCGGCGCACCGGACATGTTCCTCGGCAAGCCGCTGCTGACCGACCCGAACGTCGCCGCCACCGGACTATCCAACAAGAGCGTCCTGTTCGGCGACTTCAGCCAGTATTTCGTGCGGCTGGCTGGTGGCGTGAGATTCGAGCGAAGCGACGACTTCGCATTCTCGACCGATCTCGTCACCTTCCGGTGCCTGCTGCGTGGCGACGCGGCCCTCGTCGATTTGACTGGGGCTATCAAGTTCTTCGCCGGTAACGCGGCATAGCACCGGTGCAGTAACCACCCGTGCGGTACCGTCACCTGTGGAGGTGGCGCATGGGTGCCAGCAAAGGTCAGCAGGAAGGGCTCGATCCGCGTACCTGCCCGGTATGCGGATCGAGCTACCAGCCCTACAGAGATTCACAGCGCGCGTGCTCTCGTCGGTGCCGCGATCGGCTACCCGACCGGGCTGCAGCCTCGCGCTTCTACAGAGCGCAGCCCGAGATTCGAGAGCGCAAGAATGTCGCGCGCCGGGTAGAAACCGACCCAGCGCGGAGCGAGGTGAATCTCCGACAGAATCTCCGCCGGTATGGCCTCGCGATCCAGCAATACGAAGCCATGATCAAGGCGCAGGAGAATCGCTGCGCCATCTGCGGTAACCAACCCGACCCGCAAGGGGTCAAATCGGCCAGTCGGCTTCATGTTGATCACGACCGGAAAACGGGTGCCGTACGCAGTCTGCTTTGTGTCCGTTGCAATCCGGGCATCGGCTATTTCCTCGATGACCCAGCCGTGCTACGGGCAGCAGCGGACTACATCGAACGTCACCGAAAGACCCCCACCTGAAGGAGAGCCGCCCAGTGTCAGCTTGGTCAATACCCGTCGAGAGCTTCAGTTCGGTCACCCTGACGAGCATGTTGCAGACTGGGACAGCCATCGATCTACATCGCGTGGGCACCGACCACGCGGTCGAATACATCCTCGGTGTCGTGACCAATGACAGTTGGTCGGTGTCGCTGCAAGGATCACTCGACGGCGCGGACTGGTACGACATCGGCGGGGCATACAGCGGCACGGAAGGCGGAGCCCCGACCACGATTGCGGTTGTCGAAACCGCCACCTTCAAGCCAGCACGGTTCATCCGTGCGACTGGTTCCGCGTCGGTGGGCTCGCCAACCGTCACCGCTCTAGTCACTTCCCGCTGAAAGGAAACCGCCTGATGAAGGTGAAGATGAGGGTCGACATCACCGGGACCCGCGACGGCAAGCCGTGGCCGGGTATCGGCGAGGAGGTCGACCTCCCCGACGATGAAGGCAAAGACCTGTGCGCCGCGGGCATCGCCGAGCCTGTCGTGGATACGAAGGTGCAGAAGGCGACCGCGCCGAAGGCTGAGACCCGCTAGCCATGTCCTACGAGACGCCCAAGGTCATCCAAGCGTCTGGGGCGCAGACCCCGCCCGGTAACTCGGCGACGTTCGGGGTTCCCGCCGGGTCCACGATCGACGTGTGGGTCTCGGTCACCGCCGTGGGGACGACGATCACGTTCTCCCTGCAATGGTCCGATGACGGCGGGACGACATGGGCGGCGGCTGACCCTGCCGACGTGTTCACCGCGATCACCACGAACATCGCGGTCGTGAAGTCGTTCACGGCGAAGGCGCCGCTGTGCCGACTCGCATGGGTCGGCACGGGTGCGTCGACATTCGAGGCACGTGTCTACGAGGTCGGGGCCTGACCTGTGTCCAGGTACCCGCAGGGGCAGCCCGTCCGGCTGACGACGACGGTCAAGGACAACACCGTCGTCCCGGCCGTGCCTATCGACGCGGGCGCCCTGTCGTTGACGGTGAAGAAGCCTGATGCGACCACCCAGACGTACAACAGCCCAACCCACGATGGCGCGGCGGGGTCCGGGCTGTACCACCAGGACGTCCCCGCTGCGGACCTCACCCAACTGGGGCACTACCAGTACGTGTGGACCGCGACCGGCACCGGCGCTGGGGTCTCCCCGCCGTCCGGGTTCGAAGTCCACGATCCGTTCGAAGTGACCGTCCTGTCGCTGCAGGACGGGAAAGACGCCCTCAACAAGTCGCAACTCACGGTCACCGATGACGCTGAGTTGCTGCGGAAGATCGCCACGATCGAAGCTTCTCTCGAGCGGTATACCGGCGGTCCCATCCTTAACCGCGCCGTCACCGAGCGGGTCGACACCAACGGCTCCCCCTGGGAGTTACGGCTGATGAAACGGCCCCTCGTGTCCGTCACGTCCGTGACCGACATCTACACCGGCGCCGTGATCGAGATCAGCGACGTCGAACTCGATACCAACGCAGGGTTTGCCCGCCGCAAGTCGGGGGTCGCGTTCGGCGGAGTCAGCCAGCTATACACCGTCGTCTACGTCGCGGGTTGGGGTACTGCTGTCCCGGCATCGATCACCGAGGCGGCGAACGTGATCTTGCAGCATCTGTGGGAGCCGCAGCGCGGCCAATCATCGAACCCCCGCTACGGGGCTGACGAGACGGTCACGCTGCCCGGGTTTGGGTATGCGATACCGAACCTCGCTGCGGACCTGCTCGCCCCGTACGCGAGGGTTGGCGCGGTCGCGTGAGCACTCCCCCGACGAGCCAAGTCCCGGCGGTGATCGGCTACCTGCTAGACACGTTCACCACCGCCGCCACGTTAGGGCAGGCCGCCCCGGCGGTAGCTATCCGCTGCGGCCCGGAACTGTCCGGCGACTTCTCCCAACTCGCGCTGTTCGT